AGCCCACGCGGTCAGTTAACTCCTGCACCGTATATTCAGTTGTGAATTCAGACTTAGAATAAGAGCCTTCATATATCCCAGTTTTAAGGCCGTTTTTTCAACGGTCTTTTTTGTCGAATAATATTATTCACAGATTGTTTACAATTAGATGGCATACAAAAGAGTCCCTTAAGGGGTTCCTCGGCATCCTTGCCCTTTATTCGACATGCGGATAGAATATAGTCACAAAGGGCTGGGGGTGTTTTCGTGATAGTAAGAAAAATTCTGGCTGCGCCTATATTGATTGTGCTGGCGCTCCTGTCGGCGTTTGTTAGCTTCCTCGTTTGCGTTGTGGCGGCTGTAGGCTTTGCTGCGTGTGTTATCCTCGTGCTTCTCGCTCTGGTGCTGCTCATCACCAGGCAAACGGTGGGTGCGGTTGTGCTTTTAGTGCTCGCGTTCCTCGCCTCGCCGTTTGGATTGCCGGCAATCGCTGCTTGGCTGGCTGATGGACTTGACTCTCTCAGGGACGCCATAAGACAGCGGATTTGAAAAGTGAGAGCCGTGGGAAATTCCCACGGCTATTTCGTTGACATTGTGACCCTCTCATGATAGCCTATTAATAAGCAAGTTTTACCATAGCGCTGCAATTTTCGTTGAAAGGAGGGAGAAGAATGGATACAACCGCAGCAGTTAAAAGCGACAGAAACTTATATCATGACAGTACATACG